TGGTTGACGTAGAGAAGCATCGCGGCTTCGGGATCGTAGATGTTCTTCTCTTGCATCAGCGCGAGCACCTTGGGCTCGGCGTCCTTGGTGATGCCGTGACGCTCGGCCGACGCGCGAAAGCCGGTCTGGAATTTCGCGTCGACTTCCTTGTCGGTGATGGTCTTTTCGAGCTTGCCGATCTTCTCGTTCAACTGCCGAAGCGCGGTGCCGACCTGCTGCTTGAGGTCGTATTCGGGGATCGACGCCTTCGGGTTGAGCTTCTTCAGGATCGCGGCCGCGGCGTCCTTGGTCTCGGGATTCTTGATGACGGCGTCGAGCAGGCGGTGCGCGCCGCGCAGCTCGGCCAGTTCGGCGTCGGAGACTTCGGCCATGGCCTAGCCCTCGTTCTTGATGTGCTTGATGGTCATCGAATTCTTGCGGTCGCCGTCCTGGCTGACCTTGCGACCGCCGATCTCGGTCACCTCGAGCGGCACCGACACCATCTGCTTGTCGCTGTTGGGCTCGATGATCTTGTTGATCGACGGCCACGGGAATTTCTTGTCCATCGTCTACTCCATCGCTGCGGCTGCGGGTGGCGGGGCGGGCATCGGCTGGGCGGCGGCGGCGCGCTGCGTGGCAGCGGCGGGCGCGCTCTGCAGCATCTTCATGATCATGTCCTTGGCGCCCTGGAGGCCGGCGCCGGGCATGGCCTGTTGCGCGGGGAAATCCTTGGTGAGCTTGCCGATCGTCTTGATGACGGTCTCGTGCTGCGGCGAGCCGGGCGTGAAATCTGAAACTGCTTGGTTCAAGAGGTCGATTGCCTGTCGCACCTTGCCGATACCGGCCGCTGCCTTCCCCGCATTAGGAGAAGGGGCTGCGACGCCGCCGGTCGGACCCATGGGAGGAGCCATGGGCCGCGGCATCGGTGAGACAGGCAACGCCATTCGCTGGACTACCGGCGCTTGCCGCGCCGACCCTTGCGACCGCGACGGGCGCGGGTCTCGGTGTCGTTGTACATAGCTGTACTCCCTTGCTGCCCGACGGTGATTCGGCGGGGTTGGGTCATCGCTTGCGCGATGCGCCGCCCTCTCAGGTGGCGTTGGGCGGGGAGGTTAGTCCTATGAAGCAACCTTTGGCAAGGGTCTCTTAAAGAAACTTACTTTTTGCGCTTGCCCTTGGTCAGCAGCTCGGGGTGCTGGGCGATCAACTGCGCCTCTTTCTGCTCCTTCTCGTCGAGCATGGTGAGGAGCTGGTCGACCATCGGCGGGTTGGTCATCAGCAGGAGGCCCTTGGGCGTGACGGCGCCGGCGCGGTTCAACTGAAAGGCGAGGTTTTTGCTGTCCTCGGTGAAGGCCGGGCTCGACGAATGCGAGTCGACCGTGACGCCGTGGTCGGCCGGCACGTCGGCCAGGATGAAGGCGTCCTCGGCGTTCTCCTCGAGCCCGTAGGCGGTCGGATCCTTGGCCGCCATCACGTCGAAACAGAGCGTGCCCTGCGAACCGGCCTGTCGCTCGACATTCAAGGCGCGGTCGCGGATGCGCGCCGAGGCGTTGCGGCCGAGGCTTTGCGCATGCGTGCCGGCGCGCACGCCCTCCTCGCCCTGGCCCATCATGATCGGAGGAAAACCCGCCAGCTCGTCGAACATCTTTTCGAGCTGCTGGAGGTTCTGATAGGCGTCCTTCGGCATTTCGGGCGCCAGCGACTCGAATTTGCCGCTCGGCATGTCGCTCACCATCAGGCCGTTGCGCGAGCGGAGCGCCGTTTTCATCGCCGAGACGTCGCCGGTGAAGCCCATGGCGGCGTGCGGCGGCGCCGCCTGCAGCGACTCGATTCGCATGATGTCGGCCAGCCGATCGCTGATCTGGTTCTGCAGGTTGAACAGGTCGGCAAACTCGCTGCGGCCCCAGAAATAACCGTTCATTTCATTGGGTTGAACGAGCGTGTAGGGGTGGTGGCCGGGCACGAAGATGTTGCGCCGGATCAGGCCACCCTCGATCAGCACGTCGGGCTCGACGTATTGGATGGTCGTGTAGTCGCCCCGTTCGTCGTCGATGATCCACAGCTCGTTGAGCCACACGATGTTGGCCAAAACCTTGGGCGAAAGCGTCGCCGCCGGCCCGTACATGAACGGGTTGGTCGACGACGTGCCGGTCGAGGTGGCGTTGAGCGCGATCGGAGCAACGCCGCCGATGATGACCTGCTGGGCATAACCGTCCGTTTCGTCGGACGTGCGGGTGTTCATCGACTGCGACACCCGCTCCATGATTTCCAGGCCGTCCGGGTGGTAGCGCAGCCGGCGCGCGAGCTCGAACCGGGTGATCGGGATGCGCTGGGCGATGCACTCTTGGCGGTCGAGGCCGTTCACCGCCTCGTTCAACACGCCCATCGAATGCGGCATGACCACGTAGGGATCGAACGAATCGAACACCTGCCGCTGCTCGTCGACCACCAGGCCCTTGCCGTTGGTCGGCCGGCGCTTGCCGCGGCGCCACCATGACCGCTGCTCGGTCGTGTCCGCCTCGGGCGTGGTCTGTAGCGCCGTCTTGACGCCGAGCTTGGTGAACGCGGCACCGTAGGGCAGCGACCAGAACACCGCCTCGCCGAACGCCAGGTCGACGTCGGAGGCGTGAAATTCCTTGCTGAGATGGCGCGACAGGGCGAGTTGGCGCTTGTGCCAGGCCCGGTCGGCGCGCTGGCCGAATTCGATCATGAACCGGCATTCGGCCGGCGAGAACAGCGAGGAGTGCAGCCGGTCGGCGTGGGCGCCCAGCTTGTTCCACAGCGACGGGGCGCCGGGGTCGGCCGAGCCGGTCAGCAGGTAGTTTTTCCATATCTGGTAGGCTTGCACGCGCTGCTGCTGGCTCGCGAAGCATTGCTCTTTCAGCTCGAGCGCGCGATCGAGGAGTTCCTTGGAGTCCTTCGGCAGCAGCATGGCCGAGGACGATACACTCAGTTGCTTTGAAAAACTATCCCTGCCCCGGCGTCTTGGTCGGCCGGTGGATCGTGTTGAACGGGTTCACTTCCCGCCTGTTGTATTTCCGGTTGATCCCGCCGATGAGACCGAGGTTGCGCGATTTGGCGGGGTCGGCGGCGCCGGCGGACACGGCTTCAGCGAAACTCGGGAGGAACCGCGGCGTCACCTGCTCGCGCAGGCTGGGTGCCATCTTCGCCACGTCGGCGGGCACGGCCGGTGCGGGCAGCGGCTTGGCGGCGATGTCGCCCGGCTTCATGTGGCTGTTGATGTCGCCCATGCCGGTGCCCTTGAGCGCGAGGTCGGCAGCGAGCTTTTCGCGTCCGGCCTGGCTCTGCGGGATGGTGATGCCGGTGTCGGGCGCTCCGCGGTTGAGGCCCGGCGCCGATAGTTCCTGCTCCGGTTTCTTGCGGCAGCCGTTCGGACAGGGCGGCGGCGGGCCGCTCGCCTCTTCCTTGGTCATGAAGAGGTGCTGCCAGGTCGCCGCGCACTCGCTGCAGCCGAAGGTGAGCCTAATCGGCACGGAAACACATCAGCAGGAACGCCGCCAATGCCTCCAGCACAACCGCTTCCTGGCCAATCCTGATGGCGTCGGCGATGTTCATCCGCGCGAGATCGTTGGCCGCGGTCATGCGCATGCCGGCCGCCTGATCGGACCAGGTCTCGGCCGCCTTGCGCATGCGGGCGACGATCTCGGCGTCGGTCATAGTCGGCTCCGGGTTGATCGGGTTGACGCGATGCAGGTCCGCTAGTTCCCAGTCGGTCATGGTGCGGGCAGCCTTAGCTGCGGAGGGTTGACCGCGATCATCCCTTCCTCGCCATAAAATGCTTTCTGCAGCGTGACAATCCAGAAGTTGCCCTCACGCCGCGGGTTATCGCTCGGTGTCCAATAGAGCGAAGTCTTGAGCAATTCGAGGTAGCGGGCGGCGTCGGTCATGACGTGCGGACCGGCGGCGGTGGCGGGTCGACCGAGTCGCCCGCGACGCTGTCCGCGGCAACGATGGCTGACGGCTTGAACATCTTGTCGAGGCTATCGGCGATGCGCTCCAGATTGTCGGCGATGCGCCGGATCTGCTTGTCGGTGAATTCGTCCATGTGTCACCCGTAGAGCGTGGCCGGATCGTCGACCGTGCCGTTGGTCGAGTTGGCGCGGCGTTCGTCGGCCTGCTTGAAAAAATCCCTGATAACATAGGAAATCATCGTCGTCTCGCGGTGCTCCGTTTTCGCCCGCTCCAACGCGGCCTGCTGCTCGAAAGCGTAGGTCCGCCCGGACGCGACCAGATCCTTGCGCACCATGGCGTCCCAGCAGTGGTGAGCGAAGGCGGCGCCCAGCACATGGTCATCCTTGCCGCGGCCCTCGGCGCCGACCCAGCCATCCTTGCTGACGACCTCCTGCATTTGCTCGAGCAGGTTCATCGAGTTGACGACGAGCTGTTCGATCATGAAGGCGTCCTTCATCCGCATGAGGATTTGCCTTTTCTTTTCGTTGTCGGTTTTGAAATGCAGCATCATGTTGCCGCCGAGCGAGTCGACGCGGCGGTAGAGGTACCACGCCCACGAGTCGAACAGGTTGGCGATGTCGGGGTTTGTCGCGCGCTCCTTCTCGTCCATCGCCATGATCGACTCTTTGAGCTGCGTCAGCGCGCGGATGACGGCGGTGCCGCCGCCGGCAATCTCGAGGCAGACGCGAACGTTTTTGTAGGCGCCGGCGAGGTGGGCGAGAATCCAAGCACATTGATGAGGGGCGATGTCAAAGTCGGCGTACTCAGCCACTTGCACCAAGCGGTCTGCGTAGCATCGCCACACCGAAATGCAGAACAGGTCTTTCCAAGTGTTATCTTCGACACTCGTTCCCTCCGCCGGATCGACACCGATGGCGTAGACGCCCACCGGGTCGGGGTCCTCCCAAATCCGCAGCGTGATCAGCCGCTTGAACCGCGGCTCCATGATCTGCTCGATCTTGGTCTCGTCGAAATTCTTGCCGGTGTGGTAGCGGTAGCCTTTCCACGGGATGCCGGGCGACGATGCCGAACGCGCGACGCGGTGCATGGCGAGCGTGAGCTGCTTGGTCGGGAAGAACAGCTTGCCCGACGCCATGAACGCCTCGCGCGCGTCCCACGGATGCTCCTGCGCGATGTAGCCGCCCTCGGAATTCAGTTGCCGCGTCTTGTGTCTGTACCACGCGACCTGCTCGTCGGTGATTTCGACGCCGTACTGCTCTTTGACGAGCGCGATTTTTTCGATTTCTTCGTCGGTGTAGGTGCCGTCGAAGTTGTGCGCGTAGAGTTTCGAGTTGCGCGCAAGCCTGTACGACTCTTTGGCCCACCAGCCGATGAAGATCGCCCTTTGGTCGGGCTCGCTGATCGCGTCTTCCCACATCCATTTGAAGAGATTGAAACCACGGGCTGTCGACTCAAACGTGAAAAGGCGGTTTGGATTTTCTTCAGCGAACGCGGCGACAAAGGAAGCCCACGCTTCTGCGTCTCCATAGCGCGAACACTCGGTCGCATGAACGAATGAATAGCCTCCACCGACGCCAAGCGCGCCCTTCTTTCGAGTTCCCGCAACGAGGTAACGTATAACCGAGCCATTCTTCAACTCCAGGGCTTCGCGGTTGTGGCGCTTTACGCCGGCGAACAGGCCGCGCGGCAGCGACATCATCGTGCGGTCCAAAATCTTGCGGAACTGCTCGCGGTTGCCCTCCTCGTCGACCACGATGGCGCC